TCCCCTCTGTGCGTTTCTCCTCGATAACACCCGCCGGCGCGGCCGCGGAGCTGACCCCTCGCCGGCATGTCGCACCGCGTGAAGGGGGCCGGGAGGTGTTTGTTTGTAGGCGCGACCGGGGCGGGAGGTGGACGTGTTCCCGGGACGGAGGCTGCTGCGGCGGCCCTGCTCCCTCATGCTCCCGGGAGGATCGGGCCCGTGATAACCCGCCACCCCGCCGAACCTCGTCGCCACTGGCGGAGGGGAGTAAGCGGTTCGTGTTCGGCCTCATGATCTAGAGCTGCGGCTGTCCCTTCCAGGGAAAGCGCGTCGATCCCGGCCGTGGAGCCCGCGTCACGCCTCCCGCTGGCTGGCACGTGGTGAACCGGTCGGCCCTCGCGTTCTACACCATCGGCTAGGCCGGATGGCGAGGAGTCGCTGTTGCTGGCGCCTCCTACCCTTGCAACGGCCGCACCCTCCCGCAATCCATGGCACAGCGACTCCTCGCTGTCCGGGCCATAAGGTTGACGTGTGGATGGGGAAGAACGAACTTCAATGCGCTAATTGTACTTCAATGCAGCAAGACTCTTAATATACCTTCGCACTTATTCTTATTCTTATTCTTAAGAGGCTGTAACTTTGTGTTACTGTTTGTGTTATTGTTTAAGTTACTCTTTTGACGCTCTCTATATAACTTCTGTCTTTCTGCATTACTTAAAGCGCTTTGGCGTTTTGAAAACGCCGTAACTTTATATTCATTGTTGTGTTTATCAACTAATCCAGCGATAACTAACACATCTAACAAAGCGATTAAATCCTCTTCCTGCCTTCTCAATCTCCACGCCATTTGTTTAATGTCCGGCAATACACCCTCATTGTCACCGTTGCCATGCTCACCAGCTAAAGCCAAGCATTCGATAAACACCCGGAAAGCAGAGTCTGATAAAGTAGAAATTTTATAGTCGCTTAATATGTCAATCCACAACTTCACCCAATGTCTCATAGACTTCTCCAGCAATTACTTTTTAAAGTCATCTCAGATGTAATCATAATGATTTTCCTCGTTAATTGCGTTCATATCAAACAAACTGCTTTGTTCAGTTTTGTTCAACTGTAAACCTGCGGCTTTTCTTTGTTTATGGATACGTCGCCACATTTCTTTACATCTATTTTCGTCTTGACGCAAATAGTCCTCTAACTCTTTTTTGGTAGTGGCTATAAAATAGCCACCACCTTTTTTAGTTGTTGAGCATATCCGTGATCCTTCTGGTAATCCTCTTAGTTCTTCGATCGCCATTCGCATCGCCCTATTAGATGTTTTTTCCAATATATTCAACCTGTACAACAGGTCCTCAGATGATATGCGTTGTTCTATTCCTTCGTGCTTTTTTAATATTGCTAATATATATTTAGTTATCATTATTCTCTCCAAGCTAACACACCATGCAATATTAACAAACCCATACAGACTAACAAAAACAAACCGTGCTCTAACAAAAGGTCAATAATTATATCAAACATCGATTGCCTCCCATCTGTCACTAAGTTGTTTAATCAAACCATCTAGTGCTTTTTTTGTGATGTCGCTTTTTGCATAAAGGTCATATACATTCATATTCATTTGTTCAGCTTCTGCGACCTTGTTATTATGCTCTTTGATTTTTTCTATATCAGCTCTATTTTTGCGGGGTTTACTAGCCTCAGCGCCATCGTCATCCTCAGGGGCTAAATTCAAAATAGACAACAGCGAATAACGCCTTGCATAAGTAATGCTAGATCCACATCCTTGAGCATCCTGTTTATTTGGCTTGATAGCCAGTGAACTTTCTATATACTGCCCGGAAACATGATACAGCCGCGTTATTACTACAGGCACTAAATCAGCATTATTTTCTAACAACTGAACAACCACTAATTCAGCATTCGCCAATGGTTTTCTAATTGCATCTAAAATGGTTGCTAGGTCAGCATAGCGATAGTTGTAACCTTGTGCATTTTTACTAATAGGACTATCATCCATCGCTATTTGGAACTTATTGAGTGCTGTTAGTAAATCTACATTAATTCCTTTATTTATTGCGTTCATCTTCTCATCTCCTTTATGTTAATATGTATATTATAACACATATTTATAAACATGTTATTTGTATTTTGAAGGAAACCCGCGAGGGTCTAGGTTTTCTTTAAATAGTGTTACGTACATCTTTAAAGCTTGTCTCAAAATACTTGCTAGTGTTCGGTCTTGTTCTTCTGCTAGTTTTTCCAGCTCGTTATGTGTCTCTATATCTACTTGTGCGCCGATCAATATTTTGTCCTTCTCTGTATCTTCTACTATTTTAACTCTCATAATTGTATCTCCTTTGTTATATTGCTTGTGTTGGTACTAAAACGGTGTATTCACCTGGATTTATATGTAGCTCAGCGTTAAAACTAAATTTTGCAATGTCACATGCTTTAGTTACTTTAAATAAAATATTGTGACCTCTAATAGTATTGCTTTCAACCTTATGCTTTAATTCACTAAGTGACCCAACGCCAAAACCTTTTATTGACATCATTGCTTCATCACCTCTAGCCATATGATCTAAAACCTCTGTAACAGATGTTATACCAGCGCGTTTCAGTGGACTTAAAGTTTTGGGTGATAAATCTAGTTTCTCAATACGAAACTCATACCGTTCACATTCCAAAATTAGGTTAACAGCCGAATTTGTAGATGCCGTATCTATAGCTGTAAATTCACGATAGGCCCCAGCTTTATCGTAGAGCCAATGCGTTGCATCACTATAATGAGTGCAGACTATCGCTGAATCGGTTACTGTAGCTATATAGCGTAGTAATCTAAACAATCGATTTGTTGCGTTTTCTAAACTATGATCATGTCTACGTCTGTATTCTTCAAAAGATGCTTTATTAAACAGAGCATCGAGCAAACTATCCAGTACTATAAACTTGAAATTGTTTTGTTTCACTACATCTAATAAAGTGTGCATTCCTTGATTGCTACGTAAATTAATATCCGGGAATGTAATATATGCTATAGGTGTGTCTTTACCTGCATTGTGACCTCTAAGCGAATCACCCATACGTCTATGAAGTCTTCTAGCACCTGATTGCCAGTCAACTATTAAAGCTCCTCCTTTTGTAGTCTCAAAATCAAGCCAGTGTTTACCTGTAGCTACACAAGTGCAACAATCCAAAAGGGAAAAGGTTTTACCAACACAACCCCCATGTAATATGCTAACGCTTCCAGCACTAAATAAAGGATTTACTATCCAGTCTATAGGCTTCGCCTCTTTAAAGGCTTCCGACGCATGACGAACTTTAAAACGTTTAGTACTCATTTCTCATCTCCTTTGGTATGGCTTAGTGGCCATACCCTGAATTTGTTTTATGTGCTGGTTCTCCATCCCATTCAAACGCATACTCACCATATCCAACCTTGAAACAATATTCATCATTAGCTTTGCTTACTCTATATGTAGTAATGTCGCTAATATAAGAATACTCATCAGGAACTATCATGTCATATGTTTCAGTTGATTCCACTGCGGAGGTTGATAACTGTCTGACTATGATACTCTTACCGGAAGGTGTGCAGTCAACTACCTCAAAAAAAGATACGTTGCTCTGACCGTATCCCCAGCTGCTTTTGAAGATAGTACCAAAAGCCACAACGCTTTTAGCTTTTCTTTCATTGTATTCTCTGTCTAATTTCTCGTGTAAATTAATCATCTCTCGTCTCCTTTGTTTATCTCAATATCAATATTATAACAAATATTTATAATATGTCAAGGGCTCATTTTATTACTTGTTTGTTAAATAAAGAGAGCGCCAGTGTGGATATACTGGCGCTCGGAGACGAGAAGAAACAGCTGGTTGTTGACCGGCTATGAACTTTGTCTATAGCCTAACTGTTTTATATATTGTACCATAAAACAAAAAACAAGGTTTGCCGGAGCTCCCTTGTTTTTCGTTTGTGATTGCCGCCACATTACTATTATACCATATGTATTTTTATACACTTAAATAAAAACGCAAAGGTTTTGTCGGATTCCCTTTGCCTTTTTACAAGACATCACTTAATGTCTTAAGTATGAAATTATTATATTGTTCTCATATTATACATAACTCCGCCATTTGTGCAACTTTCTATTTGCATAATATATTCCATTTCTGATTTAAGTTCTAACGAATATATAAAGTCCAACATAGCAGCCTTACCATAACGATAAATAAATATTGGTGCTAACACATCCCTCATGGCTTTTGTTTGTCCGTGCTCCATATGGCATGGACTATGGTGCAACAATGCGCAATTGCGTGGATCAAATATTTTGTTTTGCTTACGCTTTGGAACAGCTGATCTTTTAATTAACCATTCATGCATATCACAACTGTCAGTAATCAAACCACCACACCAGTCACACAACTTGCGTTCATATAGTAAACGTATTTTTAATTTTGTTCGATTCATCAATCAGTAGGATACGCTATCCATTTTATCATATCAAGCGGGTCTGTAGTTGTATCACAATACAACTTTAACCAATATCCACCAAGACCGGGGGCACCGAAACCTTTTTGTTCCGACCAACTATCAGGATCATCAATATCACTAACGTAACATCCTGTCTGTAAATAAGTTCGTTGAGCATCATGTATAACTCCATTTGCTGATATCTTTTGACAGGGTAAGTCCATACTAAAACGATTGTGAATATGACCGCGTACAATTACATCTGCATTAGGCCACATAGCTACACTCCTATTTGATTGTATTGCACCTTTGGTAACAGGTGAGTTACCTCCAACCCCATGATGATATTTAAGTATTACGGTCTTTCTGCGGCCTCCGGTCTTTGCTTGACACTTAAACTGTATAAAACCCGTATAGGGGGCGACAATAGGTCTAATACCTGTTTCTGCCTTCATGTATGTCGTCATTACACTGAGTACGTCGACTTCGTGGTGTTTTCGGTAACTGAGTTCATGATTCCCATTTGCTATTAGCTGAATGTTGTCTGCGTAAGGAGCTAAGAATTTAGCCGCGTCCTCACATACAGCTCCGAGGTAATCTTCGTGCAAATATTCTGGGCGCAACTTGTGCTTAGCGCTCCGAGGATCATTGCGGCCTTGCATTAAATCTAATGTATCCCCAAATATAAAAACAGGAGCATCGCGCTCCTGTGCTTGATCTAAATGCTTCTTAAGAAGTGGTCTATTACAACCATTAGCATCAAAGTGAAGATCTGAAATAATCAACCAGTATGCCGACCACTTTGGCGTGTATGACAATCTAGTAAAATACGCGCCTGGGCTTTTACCTTTTTCTAATTTAGGTAACATGTTTTACCTCGTCTGTTGTAATGTTATGATGCAAAAACTTTAAACACCAAACTAAATACAGCTCCTAGTATAGCAATGTTTAGCATTTTCATCCACTCCAAATTTGACTCAATGCTAGACATTCTTTCTCTAAGATTACTAACATCATCTTCCAATTCGTCCAGTGCATCAGCCATTCTTTCGCTGCTATGGTTAAGAACTGCGACATGATGTTTTATTTGGTCTATAGTTTTATCAATTGTGTTTTCCATAATTACGTGATCCTACGATGTTGGGTATAGGTGAATCATTCCAGGTCTCATGCTCAAAGCCCGAACTGGCTGTACTAATAAAACAATAAGCCGAGTGTATTCCTGTATTTTGGAGCGTTGATATATATGTGTTATATTGATGTGCTTTTACTTCTTTAGAAACTGTTGCAGAGGGGTTGCTGAACTCCGTTATAAGCATAGGTTTTCCGGATACATCAGATTGTATGTTTTTAAACCAGTGGCCACCATCTGTAGATCTAATCTCGTCTTCATGTTGCCAATAGCAGTGGACCCCTATCCAGTCGGCTTCGTTGAAAGCACTGTGCGATTCTCTCCAAAAACGCATAGGATTATACCTTACACCTTCGATAGCAAAGCCAGGCGACAGTCCAGGATAGCCAAATTGCGCTTCTGGCATATCAGCTTTCAGGTGATGAACTACACGATGGAACCAACTAGCAAATTCCGCCCCATCGCGCCACACATCCCACATACCCTCAATTTGTAGATTAGGTTCATTATGCACCTCAAAATAACGTACACCATTGTTATACCAACTACGAGCATCCGACGAAACAGATCTAATAAAATCATCACTAAAACAATTCTCACTGTTTACTTTTGAAAATAGACGAACCATTATAAAGCAATCGGGGTTTATGCCTTTTACGATTGGAATACTCATACTCGATTCATTGGACAAAGCTTTGTAGGCCTGAATACGAGCTACCTTAATCTGGCGCTGAACTACATCGGAAATAGGGTTGCCCCAATTACCATCTGCACTTGCGTGTAGTCCCCAGAGGGCGCTAGATGGCTCAAAAACGGGCGGCTTTGGTGTTTCTATAGGTTTTTCGATCAAATCCCCGTCAGTTACTTTTACACCGCTATAATGCTCATTAAACCATTCTTCAATACCTTCAGGTTGTTCGCCGTGTAGTACTACCTCGCGACTGTCTAAGTTGCCAATACCAGCATCATCAGCTGAAAAGCCAATAGTGCCTTTAGTTTCATAAACTTTTTTGGCAGCTTCAACAAATTCGTCTATACTGGCATCTGGTCCAACTAAATGATATACACGATCATATTGTACACGGGGCTCACCTTTCATAATATCCACCTCAATAAGTCTGGATTCTTGTTCTCTTCTACGCACCAACGCCGGTAATTTTTCACCGCCCGCATGGCAATACTTACGGAGTTCGTCAGCTGCTTCTTGCCATTGATTAGAATTAGCATACAAAATGCAAGGACTAGGAACGGAGCCAAGATTGAACGCCGCGTCAAGAAATGCGGTTGTTTGGTTGGGAGTGAGGGCAACTGTGAGTTGTTGTTCCAATCTTTTTGCTCTTTGCTCAAGATCAACTCGTAGAGCGTCCTCGGCTTCCTGCGGTGTGATTGTTTGTCCTTCATATCCTTTTGTTCCATATCCTATTGTCCATTGTTGGTAGTCCCAATAAGCGTTAGGAGAAAAACCCTCCCAGCTTACTATGAAATCTATTGTCTGTTGAGTAATCTTGATGCTCATAAAGATACCTCCAAACTATATAGGTTTATTTACCGCAACTGCCCCCGCCACACACAATAGGGCACATTATTGTACACTGATTACGCATTTGGTTTCTCCGGATAAGAAACATCATTTACATCATCATAGCTGGATGGTATGTCTCTTAGTTCTTGTCTATATGATTCCCAAGCTGATTTGTCTTCCAGTGGGTAATCAGGCATTAATATATAATCGCTTTCAGATAACATCATATCTCGTTTCTTGCGCACTTCAGCCCAGTCAAAGTCATCTTGTGCTTTAGCTAGTTTGTTTTCTAAACTAGCTTTAGTTGGCTTGGAATATGAACTATCATGTACGATTAGATCTTTATACTCTTTAGATGGTTTTTTCCATCCAAACCATTGGCCACTGTGTAAATGTACAAGTACATCTTCAATATGGTCTGGTCTTCCTGTATTTGCGTCCATGTTATTCTCCTATAATCCTATGTGTCAGCTAATCTAAGAAATGTCATGCTGGTGTAATTATAATCAGTATTGCCCTTAGTGGTTGTACTGTTATCCTGAACTTTGGTGTGAAATCTTACTTTGTCATTAGTAGTACTATCTACATCAATGATGAAGTCTGAGAACACGTTCGCATATTGTTGACCGGAACCCCCATATACACCGCTGCGAGAATAGGTTGCTATGTTCCAATTTGAGCCCCCATCAGGTGTAACATAAATTTGATTGTCTGTGTATGTAGATGTACTATTATAATAAAACGTTGTCATAAAGTTTACATACCAGTATCCTGTTGATGGAAATGTAAATGCACCACTAGAAACAGTCATACTTGACCCTAAAACTCCAAACGCTGTAGGAGCGTCTACTTGCTCCAAGTTTGAAGATATAGGAGCAGCATCTCCTGTGAAGTCTGCTGTCAATCTCCATTGTGACGCTGCTGTCAAACCACCTGAGGCAGCTGCAGCCCATTTTACACCTGCCGACTCAGAACTATCTGCCGTTAGAACAGTGTCATTAGCGCCCACCGCAATTCTAGCTAAAGTATTGTCCGCACTAGCAGCGACTACGTCCCCTTTAGTGGTGACTACACCTGGCGCAGTAAGATCTATGTTATTACCTGCCCCAAGATAGTTATTCCATATAGTCGCACTTATAAGTTGGCCCGTCGAATAGTCTACACCGTCTACCCATGCCATAAATTACCTCCTATTTGCTCTAAAAACGCTCTTTTTAGCGTTTTTTATACTATTTATGATATATAATACACGTATTATATAAAAGTTTGTTATAACCATTGTTTTTTGTTTATTCTTTTTCCCAAAATTTATTAATATTAGCTTCTTGTACTTCTAGTACTGATTCCCCATTCCAGTTGCGTAATCCTGGATGCGGACGCGCTATTAATAGTTCCTCAATAATTAATCTGTCTTTTTCTGGCGGAAACGTAACTAACCGTACCGCGTTATCCCATTCATAATTTACACACTCATCACAAATCATATAGGGGTCCATGTATGAAACTACCAGACTACCACCACACGAAAATTCTGTTCCTTCTAATAGATCACAACTAACAACCCAGTCGCCGCGGCTGATTCTTGCATATAGTGGTCTAGCATCATGTGCAATGTTTTCCCAATTGACCTCAAAGCCGTGTCGCATTCTAATTACACCAGACACAAAACTCCTGTATCCCCCTGCGTTTTTTATAGCGACCTGTTGTTCTGCTGATTGTATACGCATATATGCCTCCTATAGTGGGCCCAATGTTGTTGTTTCACCAAGAGTGTTTGTACCTAAAACCCAGTAATCTGTAGCTGATGATGGTTCAAGATCCCATACGACTGAATAATCTTGATTCTCAAAAGCATGTGTTTCTGCAATTATAAAGTACGGTACGGCATCCAGTCCAGTCTGGGTATCGGTTACTGTTACACGGTCGAAGATAGATCTGGTTAAAGCCTGAGTCAATAAAGCTGCACTACTAGTAGGTTTAAAACTAATGTTCTTAACGCGACCTCTTGGGTCTTTACGTTCTCTCAATATATGTCCTGCAATTGTATCAGCAGTGTCAACACTATCCATGTCATAACCCCAGGTTAATTGTCTCCTTCCATAATCCCGGATACTATCATCATCTTGTGCTGATTGTTCTACCACAGCAAATTGATCTAGTTTAGTTCCTCTTAGTTGACCAAAAGTTATATAGCCATTAGTTGATCCCGACAAACTATAACGTACTGTCACTCTAGTAGCAAATGACTTGTCCGATACTATTGCTCCAGTACATGAACTAGTCAAATTTGTGCCTGTTCCGTCTGCAGATGCGTTACATAAAAAGTCAGTAGTAGCCGCTGGAGTAATAGGGCTTTTGACAGCAATTCTGTCTCCAGAGCTTTGGCCTTCAATTACATACGTTATATCTACAGTGCCACCTGCTGATATTGCTACTGGATTTTGTAAACCGGCAACGACCTGCGTGGCCGTTTCTCTTCTGGTTGCAGCTCTTACATTTACCAAGTTTGCAATATCCGTACTTGAACCATACTGATAATCCATGTCAGAAAATGTTGTTATAGCATAATCTACAGTTTTGTCAGTTATTAGTTTATGGCGATTTATAGCGTTTAATATGCCATCTCTGGCTGACCACAAACGCCCATATTCACGTCCAACCGTTTGTTGCATAGCTCCGTAAACTGTTGTATTATCACCCCAATCGCCTGCAAACAAGAATGTTGATATACCTGTTTCAAAATTAGCAAATGTCGAAGTCGATCCTAACTCTGTTGTGCTCCCAAGCTCGGACTGGCCAACGACACCCAGAAACCAAGCAGACGTTCCTGGCGGGTAAATTCGACTGTTTTCAAGTATAGTATCCAAAACAGCATCGTATGTTACATCTTCCTGTACTGGGATAGATACTTCACTTAATGCAGCTCTAGCATTGAAGCCTTGCGCTGTTATTACACATTTATCAGGAGATACACCTGGAGTTGGTTTTATAGCATCAACCCAACCTATAAACATTGTGCGGACCGTACTATCTGCCGGATCTGTACTAGTAAGCTTAATTAAAATACCTGGCTTGAGTTTGCCATAGTAGGTACCAGAACTGTATTCCGGTGAAAACCTGCGATCTGCGTTATTAAGTGTTACCGATAAAATACTTTCGCGAGCCATCGGCTCATAAGGCGCTCCAAAGCCTAAACTCCACGCGCCGTTTTCTAAGTACGTAGATACTTCCGTGTAAGTACCCGTAGTTACAATATCCCTTAAGTAAAGCTTCCATGTGGGTTGTGCCATTTACATTACCCTCGCAAAATCTCTACCGCGTTGTCTTGCGGCCGCTTGTACTTTTTCGTACAATTGACTTTCTGTACTCACACCTTGTACATATACGTTTTGAATGGTGATATTACCACCACCTTTATTAGTAGAATGTGCTGGTGTTACAGAAACACGTTCACCACTAGATACTCCCATCATAAAACTATCATTAGGAAAGCCTGGTGGTATAACTCCATCAAATCCATGTTGTGCGTTTTTTATACCGCTAAACCCTGCAGCTAAAAGTCCCTCTTGAATTGTACTTTCATCGTATCTACCATAAGGCGTTTGCATGTTACGTAAAAATTCTCCACCCCAGGCAGCTAATTCATCACCCTGCGCTGCTCCTTGATGTCTAGACTTGATATCGAGAGCAACATCTCTCACATGTTCCCAACCCTTTCTGCCGGCTGCTCCACTAAAAGCTTCTCCATGTACTTCCTCATGTTCAGCTACGCTTTTGGGTGCACGTAAATTACCACCAGCATCAATTACACCAACACCTTTAGCTATTGATGCGTTTTGCGCTGCTAGTGCGCTTTTTGCGCTTTGTTCTACTTTTTTATAACCTGTTGCAGTAGCGTTTAAACTACTTTGCACCCGCATATTAGATTCTACTATCAAACCATTAGCATAATCATTAGATAGTACAGCATTAGTATAGCTACGTCCGCTGTCTCTAACGTCGTTATACATTGAGTCCAAATTACCTAAACTATCACTCAGAAAATCAGTTACGTTTATTACGCCATACTTCTTATTCATTTGTTCACGCAGTAAACCCATATAATCTTCTGTTCCATCCATTGCCAAACCTAAAGCCGCATTAGCTTCTAATACCGATATGGTATATGGCTTCATTGCTTTGTCTGCAGTAATTTTTGCTGTTTTACCTAGCTCCTCAGTTGCGTCAGCAAGGTTTACGGTTTGTACTTCAACATAACTTATAACCTGTCCAGTGGCTGTGGACACATTTGCAAAGTTCTTCTCAGATATGGTTGCGTTTTGAAATTTAACGTCCGCCATGTCAGCAGCCAATCCTAACTCTATTAACTTTTCCTGACCTCCTATCAATGCTTCAGTTAATTCAAATACTGTAATTTTTCCTTTATCAAATGCCTCAAATAACAACGTAGCTGTTTCTATTTCTTCTATCGTGCTAGTAACCATATTTGTAACAACGCCTATCATAGGCTCAAATGTATCGTGCATTAATACTTTACCTATGTTAGTCAAATTTGACCACTCTGCAGACAGTTTATCATATGAGTCTAAAGAGCTTTCAGTACTGTTGCCTGCTTGTTCTATAAGGACTGCTCCAGCTCGTAAAGTTTCATTAAGTAATGCTTGTTTTTGTTCATCAGCTGTTAATTGCTCTACCGTTTTACCTAATGCCTTTGCGTACTTTTCGTTGGCTTCGCCGATCCTAATTGTAAGACCTAAGTTGTCTAAAATCATCGGAGAAGCACGTTTGACACCAGTGGCTAAACTATCATAGAGAAAAGTCGTGCTCCCAAGCGCTGGGTTGAGTTTGTTGCTTGCTTTTGCAATCTCTAGCAGTTGTGGTGTTGCTTGCGCTAACTGATCGGCTAGTCTGCCTTGTGCACCTGCCAACAATGTAGCCGTTGAGCTCATCAACTCCATATCTGATACAGTGCCTCTTGATGCTGCGCGAAGTAAGTCCAAATGATCAGAAGATGCACCCACTTTTGACATCAACATATCAAACGACTGAGATGTTTGGGATACAGCCGCTCCGGCTCGAGAAAGATCAAACGCTTTTTTGGAGGCTACACCAAAGGCAACTAATGCTGCTGTAGCTTTACCAACCGGACCCGTTAGGGCGGCCATTAGACCACCGGATTTTTTCGAAGAGCTACCTAACTGATTTAAGTCTTGTGTAATTGACTTAATCTTTTTGCCAGCTTGATCCGTCGCCGTAATATTAATTTTTAAATCTGATTGCGCTGCCATTATTATTCCCTTCTTAATTTTTCAATGCGTGAATATATTCTCCACGCTGCAGGGTTGTTGTTACTCCAATCCGTCAGAGACATACTACCCCTATTCTTTTCTGATAGAACTGCATTATATGCATTCAAACAAAAAGACATCTTTTGTAATAGTCCAACAGGTTGATCTAGTATACCTCCTGTTTCTGGCAAAGAATTCCATTGGTTGCACGATATAGCCAGTTCTAGTATAGCTGGCATTGCACCTCCATCTGCTGCGGAGGCACATGCCAGCATTAAGCTTCCGGGTCGTTTATGGTTGACTGCTCTAATAAGTGTGCTGCTATTTCCTCAGCTAACCATCTTGCTTGTGCAGGTGTCAAGTCCATTGGATCAAGTGACTCATCCATAAACCAACCTGCACTTTTGGCCGCTTGTAGAACGCCGTTCCATTGTGCCGGCCCCGTCGCTTCTTTGTAATCATCTAACGCTTCCCAATATTTCACTGCGTGCTTTTGTTTTAGTGTTACTATATCTACATCCACATCTAGTTTAGTATTAGAAAACGTTGGCATAATTACACTCCTTGTCTATATATATTGCTTTGTACTTTATTATACTACAGACTACTGCGTGCCTACAGTTAAATCTCCCGTGCCCTGGAAGCCTACGGTTACCGCTACCACTCCGTCATAAGGCACTCCAAATTCTATACTTGATACTATAACGTTACCGCTAATTTGTACAGCTCCACTCCCAGTACCTTCTGGACGAATTTTTATTTCTCCACTTGTACCCGGCACTATCTCACTGTCAAATAACTCGGTTGAATCGTCGTGTAAAACTTCAACACTGCCACTAAAGTCCTTGACAGTTGAAGTGTAGGTTTTGACAGCTAAAGCTGCTGCTGTTGTTTCTACCAAGTCAATAGCGTGGTTAATGCTTGCGCTTCTGACGTGACTGAATGCCTGACTATCAATCAATACTGCTAAATTCTTTCCTGTATATACAGCCATCTTTTATTCTCCTTCTGGTTTAGGTGCGGCTTTATTATAAGACCGCTTTTTTCTGATTATGCCTTTTTCAATATAGATCTTAATCACTTCGTCATCTATATCGCTGGGTAAAGGCTCTCCCACCTTGATTACTTCCCCATCTTCTCTGATGAGGTTGCGTTTTAGTATATAGTCACTCATATGTTCCTCCTAACTACTTAGTTCTCGTACTGTTATTATGGTTACTACCGCATAATAAAATTCGTCTGTTCCTCCCGGGAACTCTATTATTGTACGTGTTGCCGTTGCACTTGTTATATCGCAGTTAGTATAGATGCCTCTACTATCTTGCAGTTTACTCAAAATAGCGTCTGAGTACCTTTGTTGATCTGGTAACTCATCCATCTTACGGCTTAAACCTACACTTTCTATTAATGTAAGTTCTGTAACTATATGAGTGAACTCCGCATTTGTAGTTACCGCATCAAAAACCATTTCATCTGTATTGCCACCTTCAGACGTTACACCTATTAAGCGTACTGGCAAATCGGCCGCACCCATACTAACAGGTATTTGATTGATATCCTTAGCTGTGGGAGTAACCGTAGCGCCAGCCTCGTTGGTGTACGAAACTGATAGGTTTGTTATCGCGTCGGTTATTGCGCGAAGATTCGAACTCATTAGTAGGCCCTCATAATATATGGAGATAATATTCTTGTTACGTCTCTAGGTAAAGCAGACGGAAGAATAGTTACACCATCAACTATTAAAGGACGATCGCCATCGCTATTCGTTTCTCGCTGTCTATACAAAAAAGCTGTCAATCTAATACAAGCCTGTTGTATATCTGCGGGTACAGAACCACTAACTGAATAGCCCCATTTTGCTGCAATACTTATTGCGTTTGCGTCATTACCATCAGAATCTCCTTGCCACCAGGCACTAGAGCTGGGTAACAACTCTAAACCATAAGCAGGAAATCTATTACGTGGTAAATAAACAAAATCAGTGTTAGCCGACAAAGTGCTTCCATCACCATTAGTTACTGTAGTAGGTGCTGCAGCAATTTCAAGCTGATCACTGAAATATAACTTACGCCCATCGACATCAAGCCTAGCATCAAACTTTTTAGTCGTATCACCTGAAACGTCAAATACTCTACCGGTATAGCTTTCGATAATGCTTTGTGCATTAGTAATCAAATCACCAATTAAAGTATCGTCACCGCTTGAGCTAATACCTAAATAAGTCTTAACTTTAGCTGTTGTCGTCAGAGCCACTATCCTTCACCTTTTTCTTTTTCTTCTTTGCTACCTCTACAGCATGGCCGGCTTTAATAACATCATCAGCAAATTCTTTACTTACTTCTTTGATGTCATCAATAGCCATACTAACCACTTTGCCATTACGTCCGGGATCCGCTCCAGCAAAATGCCTCAAGGCTTTTATCATTATCATTTTCTGTTTAAGTATTTCCATTTTCCCCTCCATCATGTGGGTGGAGTTTCCCCCACCCACTAGATTGTGCTTATTTGCCCTAAAAACAGCCCTCTAAGCAATTTATATAGCTACTTGGTACTAGTTTATTAGCCAGCGTTAGTTGCGTACTGGAAGGCCTCTGCTTGTAATACTGCTCCACCAAAGCGGATGTGTACAAAGAATCCAACTTGTCCGTTACCCTGGTACAAGTATGGGTTACGAGATACTACCATTTCATTACGCTCTACTAAGCCGTAGAATTCCCAGTTACCAACTAAGACAACGTCACGACCTGCGGCCATACTCAAGATGTGGCCAGTTGTGTAAACTGGTTTACCATAGAGTTCGCCGTTGGCGCTGTCGCCCATTGGAGTTGGCTGATAGAAGAAAGGACCGGAACCGCTCAATCCACGAACGACACCCAATGTAGCCTGGTTCATTGACCAAGCAACGTTACCCATTTCGTATCCTGCTGGAAGCTTGTAGTACAACTCTGGAATTTCAGCTGCTGCAATTGTTGTACCGGAATCGAGGGTCAAGCCAGCTGTACCGCCAGGAATGGCGCCTTGTGGTTGTCCTGATCCAGTTCCTGTGATGCACATATCGTTGTAGATATCTGCGGCTGAACGTCCCCACATTCCACCGAGGAATTCCTCGAGGTTGGATTTTTCGTCAGCAAGTAATTCTTCAGAAACTTTAGTCAAGTTAGTGAATTTGTAGACTGAGATGGAATTGCTGCTGAAAGTAGGCTCAGACTGATTGTAGGCGCCTTCTTCAGCTGTTAGTGCAAATCCGCCAGTTGCGTTTTCACTTGGTACTTGTACTGAGTCAACTGAGGTCTCAATTCTCATTGCGCCTGCGGCGTGAGGAATTGAAAGATCATCACGTTTTGCAATGATGGACTCGTGTAACCCTTCTGGAACTAATACTCCACCTTCTGCGGCTGATCCTTCTTGGAGAGCTGCTTTGGTGTAATAGTTGTCAGAACCTGTTTTTACCCAGTGCATAAAAGCGTCGCCACCATCGTGATCTCCGCCCATCTTGGTAATTTTCTTGGTTGCTGGGGCTTCGATTAGGATGCCGCCACGTTCTTCAACTTCAGCTTCCCAAGCATTTTTTACTGCATCTTGTGCTGCTGTATTCAATTCAGCTTTCAAAGCGTCCATGTCAATTGCTGGAGCTTCAGCTGGTACTTCTACAGCCTCTTCGACTGCATCTTTGTTTACTTCGTCACTCATTATATTCTCCTTTTTAATTTCTTCTGTAATCGCGTCATCTTCCACAGCTTCCGATTGGTCTGCAATTGAGCTCTCTGGTAGTTCACCCTTTAGCTCGTCAGCCTCTGCCAATTCTTCGTCCGCTTTAGCTTCTGCGTCCATTACTATTCCTAAGGCTTTAAGATATTCCACACCCAACGTTCTAGGTTCTGCTGGAGTTGGAGTTAGTGATAACTCATACAAAGGCCAGCGCTTGATATTACCTTTTAGCCGTTCTACTAAATGAGCAACTGAGCCTGTGCTATATCCCAGTTTGCCCTTTTTGATCAACTCCAATATTTGTTCTGCATATTTGGCTGATCGTTGTATCTGTGCTTCCATCCATAAACCTGCGTCAGTCTGTTTGATTTCAACTACCTTACCGATAATTGCTTTTACTTCTTGCGCATGGTCATAGAGTACTGCAGGGTTTTCAGCGTGTTCTAAAACAAAATCGGTATCTTTTGTGAAGGTGTCCCCTTCTACATCTTTACCTCCAAACACTACACCCCATCCACCGACAACGAAGTGATCATCATCAACGGACTTCAGTTCTAGCTTTTTATAATCGTCCATATCTTGTTCCTCTTCTAAACCCACTTGATCTATGTATTGACTGTGTGTACTACATGGCATATAAATTACATCGCCACCCTCTGTCATTGTGTGTACACCTTCACAACCTATTTCATCAGCTCTTTCCAAAGCTTCTTCTTCTGTGCTGTATTTATCTACACCGATACGAGCTTTGTTTTCGTCTTCATCTTCAGTTACTCTTTCTAATACAGCAAAATATGCCGCAGCTTCCTCGACATTATCATAGCAAATTAATTTTTCTTCTGGCTCTAACTTATAAACACAATACTTGTCATTTTCTTCGCGTATGTCGTACGGCATAATATTTATCCTTTTAGTTTTCTATCTACTTCTAACTGTAATGCTTTTACTATTTCTTTTTTACGTTGTTTGTATATTCCTTCTAATGTTGCCCATCTGTTATTGTGCATCCATGCCTGTCTAGTTCCAGGTCTAGGTCCATTCTTCGGACCCATTACATAAATACCATAACGTATTCCTTTGCGTGACGCAGTGTTAGATATTATTGCACTTAAATTACGTTGCTTTTGGTGCGTTCGCACATTCCAACTATTACGCAATCTATTAGTACGTCTATATGTACTATTAGCAGGTGCACCTGGATACTGCTTTGCTCTTGCGACTATTTTGTCACTTTGTTTCTGCAATACAGGTAATAGAGTTTTAGCTGCTGTTATACGTCCTAACTTTTTGTTTAGTTTCTCTATTCCTTCTATATTCACACCTGTCATATTATCTCAACTCCACTACTGGCACCAACCAACATCTACAATTTGGATGTGCTGGTGGTCTATCAAATGTTTGACCTGCAAAGTTACCCGCTGTATATCTACCGCCTGGATGTACAAATGGATCACCCAGTTTTGCCTGTTCAGCATTGCGCCTCTGATCTCTTTGAGACGTAGCTTCCGGTCCTTCAGTACTAAACCTCATACCACCTAAAGGAGCACAAATTGGACATACTAATTCATCATTAGCTGTGCGCCATTCTTTACCTACTACCACGTTAGAAGCAGTCCAAGCCATTACCGCACCTTTAGCAAACGCATTTGTTACTTCTGTTTCAGCTATCAACTTAGCTCTTCTTTTATCAAAACCCCAGCCCATTTGTTCTAGTGTTTCAATTAGTTTATTCAACCCTTCGCCTGTTTCTTTCCATTGAGCTATTGCTTTACGCATAGTCTCTCTACTTGTTTGATTGAGTTCAACCATTAAATTCCTTACATGGTTAGTTACCCATTGAATACCATCACCTGCTAGACTTGACCAATCAATGTCATCAAGTTGTTTTTCAACTCCGTAGATCGCATCTATTTGTGATCTACCTACATCCTGTCCTAACAATACTGCTTCATTTATCATGTTGAATAAGGCATCTTGTATATCTTCATCACCTAGTGTTACATTGGCTTCTGCGCTATCTACTGCTGCTAGATTTGGTAATGCTAATCGCAACTGTCTTTCTAACGCTTTTGCTAATGCTGTAATGCCAGCTCTTTCAATCTTAGCTCGTTCTTTATCTGCCCCATCTTTTACATAAGGCAGTTCTACAGCCTTACGGGTATTGTTGCCAGTCGAGTGGAAACATACGTGACCCGAAAGCCACTCTCACCTCCTCGACACTTTCAGCCTTATCAAGCAACGCTTGTATTTCCTTTGCTTGCTCTATTGGTATATGCTTTACTTCAAACTTACGTTTGTTAGTTTTACCTAAACTTCTTATAGCAAACCTTTGCCAACTAGCTATTTCCGATTCAACTAACACCTCTTCACTATCTATACCTTCTAAGTCTTCTTCTATTCCTTCATCCTCAGGTGGTAAAGGTGCATTTTCTAATGGGTTGTAACCTAACATCAACATAGCGTCAGCTAATGGCACTCCGGCCTGTACAAGCTGTAATAATGATCCTGCTCTAAGACTTTCGTCTTCTTGGAATATTTCCATAGTTTCAGGAACAAACTTTATGGAATAATCTGTTCCGCCAAGTAATTGTGAATTAATTGCATCTTCAAATAACGGCAGTCGTGGACGTATAGTCATATTCCAGAATGAATACATATCTGTTTGGCTTGTTGCATAGTTTGATGCATCTGACTCTAAGACTGATCTAGGCACTCCTAAAGAAGCAGCTATATCTAGAGTTACATGATCGGACAATTCTTTCATACTCATTGACTTCAAATCAGGAGTCAGAGTTGTTACTTTTATATCACCACGCAAAAACAAAGTACGCCATGCGTTTGTGACACCTGATAATCTACGTCTAAAAAATGACTGTGCTCTTTCTAGTTCTTGTGGGTTGGGGTTTGCACTTGTGCTAATCAACGTCGCAGGCATACCACCTTGTTCAAAGAATTTAGTTGCAAACTCTTGCATATTAAAACTTAATTGTGAAGCTGAAAGGGCAACGGATGCTGGCGGTACTCCTGGACCAACATCTGCTGTCATGCTTGGTTCTCTAATAGCAATCATGTCTTCTGGACCCCACGGTCCATACTTTTTACCACCTATTGTCTGCGTAAAATATGATTTACCATCTTTCATGTCCCACTTGACTGTCGTGGGGTTTAATATATGCAAACCTGTTAATACTGGCCCATTATAATGTTTGAGCGCATAAGCTGCACCCGTTAACAATAAACCTAACTCCATCTGAAAGATTACTGATGCCAAGTCTGGCTGTAAGGGATACTCTACTTCTTCATCTTCTCGAAATACTACATACGGGACACTACTAATACTGCTTGCCCTCAAGTTAACTGCCCTATAAAGCAAAGGCACACTAGCCCAGGCTTCAACGGGATCCCCAGCTGATTGAGAATATTGTTTATTTGCTAAATCGTTGGCCCAACCCGGGATTCCAACAATGGCCTTGAGATTGTCATCAATTTTAATTGTATTTAATGCCATGTTTAACTTCCTCGTTATATACTCAACAATACTAATGGCTCACTGGTTTCTTTACCCGACCATGCTAACGCTAACGACATAACATGATCGTCGTGCATACCTTGCGGGGCTGAATAACTAAGCCGACCTGAAGCCAATCGTTTACTTTCAAATGCTTGTAATTCTCCAATTAATACTGGGTTATTTGGAATCTTTATCAACCCCTGTTCAAACGCTAATACTAATCCATCTATTATTTGTTGTTTGCTTACTGACGTAGTATTAAAACCTACTACCGGTAAACCTTGATTTTGTAGACTCTCAACAATGGGACCGCCCATCGAATTAGTTTCCGCAATAATGTCTCCCGGATATTGTTCATGCAATGACGCTAATGATCTGACTTGAGTTTGATAATCCACTTTTGTTAACCTAACTACATCTACCACAAAACCAGTGTCTATATTCAACACTGTAAAAACTGAACTATCATTTGTGCGACCCCAATCACATCCTATTACATATCTACCTGTATCTGATTCTTCGTCTGTTACTGCGTCTAAAATTTTACGAAACACTCCGCCACCGTCTTCTATAAATTTAGCTTCGTATTCCTGTTGATATATAGATTCAGGTAAATCTGCTCTTGCTGCTTCTATTTCTTCCTCATCAATATAAGGATTACTGGCTGTAGGATATGTAAAACTATGCCAATCATCTTGTGCTTGACCTCTTTGA